ATTTGGTGATGAACTGGGATGTATCGGGTGTTCCACCTGAGTCAAAAGATGGATTATTCGTGTCTATGCGAAACCATCTCGATGAAAAACCCTGGGTATTGGACACTGATACGATTCTCATAGAAAAGCAACCGGACCGCAATAAGAAGATGAAAATGGTAGAAAATTTCTTACACGCGTACTTTGTAATAAAAGCGCCTAAGTCCGAAACTATTATTTATGACGCAAAGTTTAAAATCCCGGATGTGTGCGGACCGGGTAAAGCGCAGTATCTTAAACGTAAAAAAGTATCAATCGAACGTTGTGAAGCGTTTTTGAATGATAATCCTATAAATGAACATTGGTTACCTATATTTAAAGAATCAAAGAAAAAGGATGATCTCGCGGATACGGTAATGCAAGCCATCAGTTTCACGAAGCGTACGGAACCACTCAAGAAGACCGTAAAGAAGAAGGTCATTCCAAGAAGACCAAATCAAAATCAAAAGGAAACAAGATACTCAAAATCAAATTTAGCTTGGATATACCTTAATAAGCCAGATTGTGAATGTCTCGAAAAGAATAAGCGGTTCATGAAGGACCTCAGACGATACTATAAGGGGATAGACGACATGAAGAATGATCTAGATGAAAAATATCTTAAATAAAGTATGCTTAGATATGCAGCAACATTCAAAGAGTTTCCACGAGTGATGGAACTCATACACAGAAGAGGTGAGAAGGTAATAGTCGATTACGCGAAAGAGAATTGTAGATTATCGGAAGCTTATGAAATAGCAGAGACGACGAAGAGACTGATCACAGCAGTTCCAATAGGTTCGATGTGTGCTATAAAACTCACGAGTTTTGGTTCGAGAGAAAATGAATCGGAAGCCAGAGATTACGCGCACTCTATCATAAAACACGCCAAATCTAGAGGTGTAAAGATATGTATAGATGCCGAAGATGTCTTGTATCCAGAAATATGTTATACCATGATGGCCGAACATAACACGAAACACGAAGTTAACGTATATAAAACCTATCAAATGTATCGCAAATTTGGAGTTACAGAATTATTGAAAGATATAGAAAATGCACATTTGGATGGATTTAAATTAGGTTTAAAACTCGTGAGAGGTGCGTATCTAAAAAGACAACCCGGTTTACTTGATAAGAAATCGAGTGTAGATAGACAATACTCACAAGGTATGACATATTCACTCACGTGCCCAAACGCCCACACAATGTTAGCGACGCACAACGAAAAATCTCTCATATACGCAAAAAGATTTGACAAGGAACAATACGTGACGGCACAACTTTTAGGATTGGGCAAAAATATAGGTATTGATTACAGATATATACCAGTTGGTACTCTAATGGAACTTACCCCTTATCTATTGAGACGCCTCAAAGAGAGAATGTCATGGGATTAAATACCTAAGTTAGATAATCCATGTTATATATTCACATACTCATTATGGATGAAATTAACGACTTACTTATCAAACATTTAACCACTAGTGAAACTGGTTTCAAATGGGAAAATTTTTCAAACGACTCTAATACCCAATGCGACGAACGAAACTACATTAAAATTATTTCGGACATCATTCAAAAAATGGGTGGTAAAATCGGTTCTTTCGCACCATCTCAGCAATCCAAAGATATTCGTGATGTCATATTTGCGGGCGCACCACATCCGGTTACGTATGAATGCAAAAAAAGTAAAGGTGCTTTCATATTGAACGACACGATGCCTCATATTGATGATGATTACTATTATATTTTCATCAACACAAAAGATAAAAAGGTTACTATTAAACACTGCAGTGACCTGATTTGTAGAAAAAATGTATCAAGTGATTGTATCGTCAAAGAGAAAATAAAAACACTATATGAAGATACAATGAAACAGATAAAAAACGCGGTCATGGATGGTCATATTTCATTATATGACTATGGGGAGTTATTCAAACGAACTGCGGAATTTCCAAATGGCTTGAAATCAAGACCAAGACCGAACTGGTCAATTAAAATATGAGGCGTCTTGCGATGTCTTCTACTAATTTTGGAGGAATTGAATTTCCAATTTGAACGATCTGTTCTTTGTGGCTTCCGGCCATTTTATAGTCCGGTGGGAACCCTTGTATTTGTTGTAATTCATTTATAGTATATGGTCTCAGATAAAATTCATCACCCTTCTTTAGAGCAACATATAATCTAGGTTGATGATCATACGTACATATGATAGTTTTGCTTGGCTTTGTGATATCTACAATTTCACAGTGAATCGGTGATATCCTCTTACCAAACGAGAACTGATATTCACTCACACGTTTGTCTTTCCAAAAAACACCGCGAGATTTTTCATGTAAAATGAGATATGGGTGCACTTTACCACTCGGTTCACCTTCACCGTGTAATATACTTTCTTCGGTGACACCCGCCTCTTCAATAAGCTCTTTTGGAACTCTCAATGCCCCTTCCATATCAAATTTAAGAATGTTTCTTAGATCGGAGTAATGGTCAGAAGGTTCTGGGAACTCAAATGTAAAATCCGCATCCCTTGATCCCACAATAAAAAGACGCTCCCTCTTTTGCGGAACCCCGTGTTCATGCGCCTTCAAAACTTTATAATGGCACGTGTAACCCACATCATTAAACGCCTTAATGATAACATCTATGAAATTTTCTCCATTCGCAGTCTTTCTTGTTAATAGCCCTTTCACGTTTTCACCAATAATATACTTTGGTTTTATTATACGAGCGGCTCTTACGAATTGGAGATACAATTGACCTCTGGTATCATTTGGATCTTTCTTGCCGGCATTTGAAAAACTTTGACAGGGAAACCCACCAAATATGACATCAATTTTACCAGCTAGATTTTGAAAATCTTCATCTGAAATCTTATTTATATCACCACCAACCAACTTCGAATGTTCAAAATTTAGTTCGTGTGTTTCTTGAAACCTGGTCTTTATTTCAGAATATGCTATAACATCTATACCAGCATTTGTCATACCAAGTGTGTCACCGCCACATCCCGAAAATAGTGAAAGTGCAGTAGGTTTAGACATATACATTTCATGTACCATATTTTTTAAACCGATTTAAGAAAATGAGGGGAAATAGAATTATAAAATGCAGAAAGATGTCTTGGATCATGGATTTGTTAGGCTCGTTGACCACATGCCTTCAAAAGACTTGGATGCGGCCATCGTACAATCCGCCAGAGTCTCGTATGGAGATGGGACTAAATCCTCAAGGGGAGACCGGGGACTTATTCGATATCTCCTTAGACACTGGCACACCACCCCTTTCGAGATGGTCGAGTTCAAATTCCACATCAAAATGCCAATCTATATCGCTCGACAGCACATGCGTCACCGCATGGCCAGTATCAACGAGCTCTCCGCCCGATACTCCGTCGTACCGAAACAGTACTATGAACCGGACGTTTTACGCGGGCAATCCAAAGTGAATAACCAAGGTTCGGAAGGTACGGTTGATGTGGGTGAAGAATTAGGTGGAAAAGTAACGAATCAATTGAGTGAATCGTTTGAACTCTACCAAGACCTCCTCGATAGAGGTGCCTGCCGAGAACAGGCCAGAGGTAACCTTCCACAGTCGACATACACGGAATTTTATTGGAAGATTAACCTTCATAATCTCATGCATTATTTACACCTTCGTATGGATGAACACGCACAGATGGAGATTCGTCATTACGCGAATGCCATATATGAACTCGTTCAGCCTCTCGTTCCCGTGACGATGGAGGCATTCAAGGATTTCCGAATCAATGCGATGCATTTAACTGGTCCAGAGATCGAATCCATCGCGACCGGTAAGCGAATAGATTCACCCGGTGAACGTAGAGAGTTTGAAGAAAAACTCAAGCGACTCAATATTAATTTGTAATGAAATAGTAAGATGGTATCAAACAACGAAGCCGCCAACGCATTGGTAAAATTGAAAACATCCAAAAAGCCAAAGGCAAAGCCAGGGCCAAAGCCAAAGACACCAAACAGTATGAATAAAATTGCGACTGCTTTAATAGCAAATAGATCGAACAAACCAAAAAATAACAACAAGAAGAAAAAGGCTGCGTCAAACTTCTTACAATCGTTGTTTACACCCAGAAAAAATGTTAAGAGATAATAAATGTTCAGTGTGTGTCAAACCCAAATCATGGCGTCTCAAAAGAAGCTCAAGAAATTCGGTAAGAAAATGCGAAAGCAGCGCGAGAGAGATCTCAATAACATGAAGAATAGACTTTCAGAAATTGCGGACAGTGAGAAGAAACGTTCTCAGGAAATTTTTGAAAGTCATCAGGAATTCTTCCAGACAGCGAAGACTGAACAGCCAAAGGTTGAAATAGTCGAGCGCTCTATAGACTTCTACGAGAAGTAAATACAAACCAAAGAGTTAGTACAGAAAAAAAGATAAACGAATAATGCCTTCCATAGTCAAGCATATTACCCGCACACAAAGCACACAACACACTGTATTGTGCGTATCTGACCTCCCTCCTCGTCTTTTTTAACGATCTTTTCATGGATGCTCTAGATTGTTCCAAACCTAGAACAGCCATATTTATATTACGTATCCTAGAAGGCATCTCCATCGACGTAGATAGCATATCCTTCACATCTATCGCCTCGGCCACTTGTTCCTTCAAGAGAGGTTCTAAGTACTCATAATAATTAAATTTATCATCTAACTTTACACATGTACCTTCTATAGTAGAGAAGGCTTTAGCCAAATAAATGAAAGACGTTGGTATTATAAACGGTTTTTCTGTGGCAAGTGACATGAGTATCTCATCGTTCATGATTTCATCACGAAGATTGTTTCCATCGAGGGTTTCGAGGTAATTAAGTGTGGTTTTGAAAAATATCTCGATGTCACCCGTATCACTCGTCGTGGGAACTATCACCTTCAATTTTACGAGTGTGTCGACTATACCTTTGGTGTCACGGTTTATTATGTACGAAAACATCTCTTTAAAACCATCCTTCAATTCATCGGATATATCTATCACGAGACCAAAGTCGTAAAAGACAAGTTTTCCATTCTTTGAAAATCCCAAATTTCCCGGGTGAGGATCTGCGTGAAATATACCCCTATCCATGGTTTGAATCATGTATGAGCTTATGAGAGCCTCACATACCTTTTTACGATTCACCTTCTTACTCGAAATTTCCGTGAGTTTTTCAGATTCAACCATCTCCATCACTATCATATCATCCGTACAATAATCATCGTACACTTTTGGTATCTTGACCCAATCGACCCCTTTAAACGCAGCTCGCATCTTATATGCGTTCTCTCTTTCTTTCGCATAGTCGGTCTCGGAAAGTAGATATTCAATGGATTCGTTTAAAACGTATCCCGACGAAGTGCCAGTATCGATTCCAATTTTTTCCAAAAACGTAACAATATCTATTATATTATCTGTATCATACTTCATAATATTATAGATATCCGGGCGTTTGAGTTTAACAACTACATCTCGTCCATCTGTGAGTCTCGCCCTGTGAACCTGACCTATACTAGCCGATTTAAAAGGTATATGATCAAAGTATGAAAAATCTGGTATTTTCCGTAATATTTTATCTACATATTCCCCTTGTATTGGTGGTACATCATCTTGTAAAGATTCGAGTTGTTGAGTAAATTCCGGGGGATATAA